TTCTTTTCTCTTCTTCTGTCTACTTTATTGACTATGGTCCAAGGCTTACCACAATTTGAGCAGATAAAATCGTACATGGCTTTCCTGTTAACATCTTTTATATGAGCATTCCACCATTTCATTCTGCATTTATCCGAACAGAACTTTTTCTGACGTACTCTTGGCGGCTGCGTGATTGGCTCGCCGCAGCAAAGGCAGAACTGCCCTTTATGTCTGCTGCAAAAGGATTTTATCGTGTTGACAGACAATCCTACAGTTTCCGCTATCATAGAAAACGACATTCCCTTTGAACGCAATGTGAGTACAGTAGATTTTTGTGCATCTGTCATTGAAATCACCTCCTACTTTACATAGGACGGAAATATGGCTTTTGAGTACCGAAAAACAAAAAATCCCCACGAAATATGAAAAATTCATATCTCGTGGGGATCGTTATCAGATGTCAGCCTTGTTCACCCAACCGGTGACATAGGAACCGGCAGGCGTTTTTCCGCAGTTTGCAGCAGAATTTGTAATACGCATTCTGCCATTTACAACCTGTCCATCATAGAGATAGTACGTTCCGGATTTCTTTGTTCCAGTCTTGACTGTGCTGGAGGAATACAATGTGGTATTGTTCAGCGTAATTTTTGCGCCTTTTGTATATGTCTTTTCGGCAACGGTATATACCACTTTTCCTGAATTATCAAAAACGCTATAGCCAGTCTTGCAGGCTTTCTTTGCATTTTCCAGAGAAGAATATGCACCAATCTGGCTTTTAGCGTCAGACCAGGACTTTCTTACTCTGTAAAGCTGATTTGCAGGTGTAGGATTTGGAGTTGTAGATGTAGAACCAGCACTCAGATAAGATTCGACCTTCTTCTTAAATTCCGCCCAATGAGGCAGAATGTAGGCAGGACAGTTTTTGTAAGAATTCTTCGCCGTATTGAGATAGTCCACAGTACCCGATTTTCCGTCACGGACATTCAGCCAATGGGTATGGGTGTAGAGGTGATTGATGTCCAGGTTGTACTTTTTCAAAAGTGCTGCCGCAAGCCTGGCACAATTATCCTCCGACTTCTTGTCCTTATCGTTGTATGCAGAAGACATAATACACTCAATAGCGATATTTCTGCGGTTGCCGTTTCCACTGCCGTCAGCGGCGTGCCAGCCGGAGAGGCTAAGGGGCAGATTCTGCCAAGCACAGGTGTTGTCTACATAATAATGTACTCTGACGTCTTTCATATTGCCATTGTAAGTTGCTCTGGTGTATTGCTCCGCAGGTGTCGTTCCACTTGCTACCGAAATCCAATCTGTGTTGTGAACAGTAATACCGATAACTTTGCCCTCCATAGAAACGGAGGGCATATCGATGTGGTTTGGATTGTGTTTTGTGAGCAGAAATTCGTTGACGGTTACACCGCAAAGAGTTGTTGTGTTATCAGGTTTCAGAATTGCCATTGTCATTTTCCTCCTTGATTTCTTCTTCCACTCTGCCTACTTTTGTTTGCAGAACATCAATTGCTTTTTTGAATACAGGCGGATAGGGTACGCCCATCAGCGTGGTATTTTCCACAATAGACAGCAGCTCATTCAGACAGAAGCTGATGCAGACCGCATCTCTGATGTAGTTTGTGCCGATGAGAATATCGATTCTCACACCAACCACAACCATGAGCAGAATGCAGAACTTCTTCGCAAGACCAATCCAGCCTGCCTTGCTATTTAGCGCACCGCTTTTGCTATGTTTGGATTTTCCCATGACTGCAGTGACCAGACCTGTTGCAAAATCAATACCCATAAAGACCACAAGTGTTGCAAGTGCAGAATCCCAGCCGCCAAATAGCGTTGCGATAAATCCGCCCACAATGCCTGCGATTGTACAAAGCCATTCCTTCATAAACATCATCCTCCCATAAATTTGATTGATTTTACCATCGGATGTGAATTGTCCGATGTGCCTTTGAAGGCAAGATAATATTCTCCATCCGGTACATTTTCCAATGACTGCATCACGGAAATATATGTATCGGAATAAAGCCATTTGAATTGTAAAGTTACTGCATTTCCTGCCTGAATTTCCCCATAGATATACTGAGCCAGTTCAGCCCCGGTCTTATCAGCTTTCTTCACCAGATAAAATTCAGCGTCCTGTGATGCGCCGACTGTATAGCTGAGAATCAGATTCATGGAAGAAGTGAGAGCAACCGGTGTCAGGCAAAGCACAAATACAGTTCCTGCCCAGCTGAAATCCGACTGATTGAAGTACAAAGCATAGTCATTCTCTGCACAGCAGAAATGGGGATAACTTTCCGCAAAGCCTGCAAGTGAACGGTAACCATCGTTGTAATAAGTGTAGACGCTCTCACCATATTTCTGCAAAGCATCACTGCCGGAAGAAAAGACCGTGATGTATTCAATACCGGAGCGGCTTTCAAGAGCGATAATTCTGGTTTCAAGAGCAAGGATTTCTTCTTCCTTTGTCTGAAAATCAAACTGAACAGAATCTCTTAGCTGCTGAGTGTCGGCATCAAACGAATCGCATCTGCTTGTAAGACCCATGATATAATCCATAGTGCTATCCTGCAAAGACTGTAATTTCTGCTGCAGTTCCTCAAAATCTGCTTTATCCGGATAATCTGATATATCAGGCGTGATGCCGTCTTTTCCGTCATTCCCTGGAGGGCCCTGTTCACCATCCTTGCCATCAGAACCTCTCAGGCTTTCAAGCCACTCCGCTTCTGTGCCAATAAAGCCATTTGCAATGGCAATTTCATATGCAGATTTTCCGTCAGTTCCAGGAGCACCGTCAATGCCATCTTTACCGTCCTGTCCATTTGTTCCGTCAACTCCATCTTTTCCGGGCTGTCCGTCGGTACCGTCTTTTCCGTCTTTACCTCTCAGGCTTTCCAGCCACTCTGTTTCTGTTCCGGTAAATCCATGCTCTACAGCAATGATGTATGCGGATTTTCCATCAGTTCCAGGAGCACCGTCAATGCCATCTTTACCGTCCTGTCCATTTGTTCCGTCAGTTCCATCTTTTCCGTCAGAACCTTTCAGGCTTTCCAGCCACTCAGTTTCTGTACCAATAAAGCCATTCTCTACAGCAATCTCAAATGCCGACTTGCCGTCAGCTCCCTTTTCACTTATCTTTTGAAGCAACTGCTGATAAAGGTCGGGCGTTGGCGGTACATTGCTGCTCTCACCGTCAAAACCAGACGGTCTGATATGCAGCGTTTTCACAACCGTTGTTGCCCTGACAGTTTCCGATGATTCTGCATCATAACCGAAAAGAGACATTTTCACAGCACCAGCAGCGAGTTCTGCCGGCAGCACACAGCTTGTCTCATCAAAGCCAAGAACTCTGTTGTAGGTGAACTCGTCCTGAGTGAACTGTACCACCTTATGCAGCGGTTTCCAGCTGTTATCAAATACAAAGTGTATCTTTACAAAAGCAATCTGGTCAGCTGCAATGACCTCATGCTCCAGAGTTTCGATGTTTTGTCCCTTTACAAGAAATTTTATCATGCCTTCACTTCCTCCCAAGTTTCCGCATCTGCATCATATTCCATATATCCGTCCAGGCACTGAATCCTGACAAGCGGACTATCTACTGTACTGCTTGAATGACCGTCCCAGTTGGTGTTCTTTTTTACTGCACTCCATTCAGCAAGACTGCCCTCATAAGTGATTTGCGTGAGGCTTTCACAGTAGTTGAAACAGCCGCCGATAAGTTCTGTTGTGCTTTTGGTGATCGTGAAATTCTTCAGCTTGATACAGCGTACAAACATTCTGTCACCGATGACCTTACCGCTATATCGAACGGTTTCAAGCTTCTGACATTCTCCAAACGCCTGTTCACCGACTGTTGTCACAGATGCGGGAATGGTAAGGGATTTGATAGCTGTACCTGCAAAGGCAGACTTTGCTATCTCGGTCACTTTAGACGGAATTGTAATTTCAGTCAGTCCATAAAGATTCTGATGCACCAGATATTCATCAATGTGCGGTATGAAACTATTTCGCTTGATGGTTCTGAGCGTTGTCGGAAGAGTGGCTGTTTTCAGATTGTTGCAGTATTGGAAAGCATATTCACCAACCGTTGTGATGCCTTCTGAAACGACAACAGAAGTGATGTTATCATTTTCGCAGAACGGAGATTTGTTTCCGCTTGTTTCATATGCACCCATATAATCATACATTGCTCCCGTGCCTTTGAGAATCAACCTGCCGTCAGAGTAGAGAACGTAGTTGATATCAGCACCGCATTTGCCGACTGAAACCACATCTCCGGTCATTTCATCTACCTTTGTTGTCAGTTCTGACACCTGATTGGTTAGCTGAAGAATGGTTGAATTGTAATCATTTATCTGTGCTGTAATCTCCGAAAGCTGTGACATCATATCCGTGACCTTGCATTTTCCGAGAATACAGCGTACATATCCGCAGTAGGTTGTATTTTCCCTGTAATCCGTTATTTTAATTTCTGCTGCACCGGCATCAATCCTGACGGCACAAAGGGTGAGATATGTTTTGGTTTCTGTATCTTTGAATCTTGGAATTGACGGCGATGTGGCAGGTGTACCGGATAGAATTTCAAACTCTATCTTGCGATAGTTTTCACCTGTATTACAGCAGATACCTACTGATAAATATCTGCCCAGAGATTCATTCACATAGCCTGAAAGGTCGTAAGTATACGGCGTATCAGAAAGAAAGTAATGTCCGTTTATCCAAGCTTTGCCGCTGCCGATAGTCAGTTTTAGCTTGTTTGCTGTCAGCTTGAAACACTGACCGTAATTGTCCTGAATGCCGTTGCAGATGATACTGCCAAGATAGTCACAGAAATTCTCGGCAGTATATGTTCTGTCGAGATTCTTTGCGTTGAAAAATCCATATGAAAATGCCATAGTCATACCTCCTTGAATGTGGGTGTGAGATTTCTGCCGTTCTGGTCGAAGCTCTCAATCATACCGATCAGCTGTATTTTATTCTGCCGCAGACCAAATCTGCGGTGTTCCACTGTCACATAATCTCCCACGAAATAATCTACACCATATCGGAACTGTGCCTGCTGTACCGCAATCTGCGATTCAGAAACCACAAGGGGCTGCACCATGCTCTCCTTGCCTTTTTCCTGTAAAAGATTGATGTATTCATCATCGGGAATTGGTTTGGATGCGCCGTCTTCCTGTTCTTCGTCCGCCATATCCTTTGCGTCCACGTACACCTCATAGCGGTCAAGATGTTCCGGTTCATCGCCGTCACAATATGTGGTACGTTTTCTCTCTTCTCCTTCGCCCTTGCCCAATATGTAGGCATAGTTTCTCTGCACAGAACTATCTGTGGAATAGGAAAATGAAAGCAGATTGTTATATCCGTCTGAGAAAACAATATGTGGGTTATCCTCTTGTAAGATACTTCTATCTGTACCCTCAGACAATTCAAGCAGCATTTCATACTGTTCATCGGTCGTCTTTACCAGTCGTATATTGGCAGTCCCACCGATTTTCTCGCAAATGGTGTATATCCATTTCATAAGGTTATCGTAGCTGATTTGCAGTTTGGTGTTCTGATTCCAGCAAGAGCCGGAAGAATCACCAATCGAAAGCCCCGGAATCTTTCTCGCACCTGTCCTGCAGGCGTTATACTGCACCACATTATTCACGATCTGTGCGTATGAAACTTTCTTTGTAAAGTTGAAAGTGGGATAAATGATTCTTCTCTCCAGCAGACACATTAAAAAGCGACCGCTCACAATGAGATAGTCGCCGTCTTCTGCATCTGTTTCCAGCTGTACCGATTCAATCAGTCCGTAGTGTTCTTTATCATCATCACGCCCCACAATTCTGCCTGTCCGGAAGATTTCAATATTTTTCGGAGATGCGGCAATGTACACTTCAAATACACCGCAGGCATAGTATTCAATATCCCACAGGAGAGAAGAAAAGCTGTCGCACACTGCCTCCAGAGTTATGGAGAGTTTGTCATCAGCCGGAATCATATTGTATATTTCAATCTGCATAAATCACACTCCCAAGTATGCATTGCGGTGTATCAGACGGACTTTCAGGCTTGACAGTCCCTCAGACGCACGGACATAAAACTTATTTTCTCCCTGCTTTAAGGTAAGCCAGGTGGAACCCGAAACAAGCCGATTGATGATATTTGTGGTAACGCCCTCACGCTCCAGTGTAACCGTCTTATTGCCAGTTTTCGTAGTTATGGTGATGATATCGCCGTCTTTGATATCGCCGAGAATCTGCATATATTCGTCCGTCAAAGCGTTGTAAATAGTTGGATTCTTTGCAGGACCTCCGCTGATTTCAAGGGTAAAGCCCACTTCATCACCGTCATTGACAATGGTCATGATGTTTTGTGTACTGTATTGACCGATTGGAAACGGTTCATCGTTATCGGGGAAAATGAAGTGAAAAGCGCCACGGATTTTGGAATATTCGGCAATCTGCGTTTCTGTGGAATACCAGTAAATATCGGGGCAGAGAATAGATATCTGCCCTTTGGTCAGCATTTCAAAGTTCTCCATTTCGCAGGTCTCCACAATACCCTCAGCATACACAGAGATGTTTTTTGTGGAGTAATATATTTTGATGTATCGTGATGGCTTGACCACCTGATACAGCTCATGCCTGCGTTTTTCAACATCAAAGCCACGCATTTCAAAGGGAATGACCACGTTTCGCTTTTCAATGAAAGCATTGTTGAGGTAGCTGCCGTCCATTCCGGCATAGCTTGATGTGCTGACTGTTCCGGCAGGCGGATTCAGCCCTTCAATCTTTGAGAACATGAACCTGTTTGCTGTTTTGGACAAGTCGATTTGCTGACCGGTTTCGTTTTCGAGGGTTAGGGTATAGAACATCTGGAATCACTCCTTTCTGTAAAAACATATTGACAGCCATCAATCTATATGTTATAATGTCATATAGATAATTACCAATATGAAAGAGGCGTACAAATGATGACAGACTGTAAAAATGTAGCTTCGGTTTTTAAAGCACTTGGTGATGAAAATAGGATCCGAATTCTTCAGATGCTTCATGGTGGAGAATTATGCGCCTGCAAGCTGTTGGAAACATTGAATATTACACAGCCTACGCTTTCACATCATATGAAAATACTGTGTGATAACGGAATTGTCAACGTAAGAAAAGAAGGAAAATGGTCCCACTACTCTTATTCAGATAACATTGATATTACTTTGATAAATATGATTTCATCTATTTTCACATCACAGGAGGATAAACAATGAATCAGATAAAAGAAATCTGCTTAAAAGAAAAAAGCAAAAACCCATATATGATATGGCGCAAACTCATAAAATTTTCAAACGTTCCTATGCACGGTCCCATTCATCATATAATAGATGGTGCTGCCTTCATGACCGCAATGTACAATGCGGGTGTAAAATTCAATCTTGACACAGCACTTGATGAACTTGCAAATCGTGGTTCTGATATGCCCGGAGCAACTTGCGGGAAATGGGGAATGTGTGGCTCTGCTTCATCTGTAGGTGCAGCACTTGCGATTATTCATGAAACAGGACCTCTTTCAAGCAATGAATATTACAAGCATAATTTACAACTTGTATCAAATGTTCTTTTGAAGGTTTCTGAAATCGGTGGTCCGAGATGCTGTAAAAGAAACGGATTTCTTGCGATTAAAACTGCTGCTGAGTTTGTTAGTAAAACATACGGCATTGATTTGGAATGTGATAATTTTTCATGTGATTTTTCAAATAAAAATGCTCAGTGTATTAAAACGAGATGCCCGTTTTACAGGAGGACTGAATGAAAAGAGTTGCTTTTATATGTGTTCACAACTCCTGCCGAAGTCAGATAGCAGAAGCTCTCGGTAATCATCTTGCAGGGGATGTTTTTGAAAGCTATTCTGCAGGTACAGAAACAAAACCGAAGATAAATCAAGATGCTGTACGCATTATGAAACAACTCTACGGAATTGATATGGAGAAAACACAATACTCGAAGCTGGTATCTGATATTCCCGAACCTGATATTGCCATATCAATGGGGTGCAATGTAGGTTGTCCGTTTATTGGCAGACCGTTTGATGACAACTGGGGGCTTGATGATCCGACAGGAAAATCTGATTCTGAATTTATTAAAGTCATACAAGAAATTGAAAAAAGAATTTTAGAGCTGAAAAGTGAATTAAACATATTTTAATTACACTTTCACCGCATTCTTCGTCTGTCTGTAAATCTCCAGCCGTGACAGTGCTTTCGGACTATTATTGGTCTGATTCACTGTCCGGCTGTTGTCGTTATTGTAGTAGTTATTGACCACAGAACTTTCAATTCCGCCGTTCATGATAGCACCTGTCATTCCGTCAAGTTTGTAGCTAAGGTCGGTATTAAGAGCAATTTTCATTGTATCCGCAACACCGGATACCGCCTTTGCAATAACCTTTTTGCTTTTGATAATGCCGTCTGCTAACCCCTGCATAAAGTCCGGCATCCAGCTTTCGTATTCGGTAAGAGGTCCCACGTCCGGCACAGAGAAGTGCAGATAGCTTCTGATGGTATCCGCCACATCGGTACAGGCGTCGGAAATCCAGCTGATACAGCTTTTGATACCGTCAACAATTCCGCTGATGATATCCGAACCCCAGCTGAATGCATCACTCGCCAGTCCCTTTACAAAGTTGACCGCCTTGTCAAATCCACTCTTAATCGTATCGTAAATACCGCTGATTGTATTGGAAATCGCTGATTTTACGCTGTTCCAGATGCTTGTCACAGTAGAACGTATGGTATTCATCACCGATGAAATTGTAGAAGAAATGCTGTTCCAAACGGAAGATATTGTATTTCTGATTCCGTTTACAACACCTGAAATCGCACCGCTGATGGTGTTCCAGATGGAGGAAATTACCGATTTGATGGTGTTCATCACACTTGAAATAAAGCCTGAAATTGCGTTCCATACCGTGGTGATGATATTTGAAATCGTACTCATCACTGTGGAAATCGCAGTACTGATTGCATTCCAGATGGTTTCAAAGAATGACTTAATGCCTTCAAGCAGAGGGGTGATAAACTCCACAATGGCATTCCATATGGTCTGTATCTTCTCAGAAATCCAGTCCATCACATTGCTGATAATGATATGTATTGCCTGAAAAATCGTCTCAAACAGATATTTCAAGGCTTCCAAAAGCGGAGATATGAACTCATATATCGTATTCCATATGCTTGAAATCGTATTGTAGATTGTGGTGCATACCGTAGAAATGACCGTCCATATGGCATTGAAAATGGTGGAGAAGAAATCGTGAATGCTTGTCAGGATTCCTGCGAAAAAGTCATAAACAGCCGTAAAAATAGAAACCGCAGTATCGTGAATAGCAGTTACAATTCCCGTAAAGAATGAAGATATCGCATTCCAGGTGTTCACAAAGAAATCGGCAATGGACTGGAAGAAAGAGCAAATGCTGTCCCATATGCCAATGAAGAAATCCTTGATTGCCGTCCAGACCTCGTCCCATGAAGTGCCGAACCAGCCAAGGAATACATCTAACACACCTGTCAGCGTGTTCAGAATATTGCTGAGTGAGTTTACAATGAAATCCCATATGCCTGTAAAGAGGTCTTTTATGCCATTCCAGCACTGATCCCAATCTCCGGTAAACAGACCGATGAAAATGTCGAGAATACTTAAAATGGTGTCGGTTACGAAAGAAAAAATATCTGCAATGTGCTGAAATACGCCCTCAAACAGTGGGGCAAGAACTTCACAAAGTCCATTCCACACGGCTTTCACCAGTTCTCCGAAGCTCTCAAAGTCAAAGCCGAGAGCATTGATGCGGTCGACGATTCCGGAAGTAAGCCTTTCAAATGTAGCTTTTATCTGTTCCCAAATGGAGAGAATGCTATTTTTGAAGTCCTCATTGGTATTCCACAGATTTACAAAGGCGGCAACTAATACAGCAACGATTGCAATCACAGCCACCACCGGTGCAGAAATACCGCCAATGGCAGCTCCAAGAGTGGAAAATGCTGTCTTTGCACCTGCAATTATAGTCGGAACTTTGCTGATAAAAGTCATCAGACTTCCCACCGAGGATATGACTTTGCCGATTACCACCAATAAAGGACCCATTGCCGCAGCAACGAGAGCAACTTTCACAATCGTCTCCTTTGTGGCAGGGTCCATGGCGTTGAGTTTATCAATAAATTCCTGAATTTTCGTTACGATTGATCTGATGACAGGCATCAGAATTTCGCCGAAAGAAATAGCCAGTTCTTCCAGCTGTGATTTTAAGATAGTCAGCTGACCGCCAAGGTTGTCCTGCATTGTTTCCGCCATAGAAAGCGATGTGCCGTCACAGTTTTCAATCGCAGAGGACAGCTTCTCCACGTCCTGGGGCGCGGCATTCATCAAAGCAAGGAAACCCGACATGGCGTTCTTGCCCACAAGAGCCTGTGCTGCACTTGCTTTTTCAGATTCTGACATCTGGTCAAATGCTACACGGCAGTCCGCAAGAATATCGGAAAGGTCACGCATGGAGCCGTCCGCATTGCTGGTTGCAATCTCCATTTCTCCGAAAGAAGAGGAGCAGAATTTGACCTCACTGGAAAGTGCGGTCATAATGGAACGCATGGAAGTACCGGACTGTGTGGACTTGATGCCTGCGTTTGCCATTAAGCCTAATGCCTCGGCTGTATCTTCACAGGAGAATCCCAAAGCACCCGCAATCGGAGCACAGTACTTGAAGGATTCACCAAGCATAGATACATTGGTATTGGCGTTGGAACTTGCAGAAGCGAGAACATCGGCAAAATGACCGCTGTCAGCAGCGGATAAGCCGAATGCAGTAAGCGCATCAGTGACAATATCCGATGTGGTTGCCAAATCCTCACCACTCGCAGCCGCAAGGTTCATGATACCGTCAATACCGGAAAGCATATCGCCGGTTTTCCAGCCTGCCATAGCCATGTAGTTCATTGCTTCAGCAGCTTCCGATGCTGAGAACTTCGTTTTCGAACCCATTTCACGAGCCTTATCACGAAGCTTTTCAAGGTCATCACCGGTTGCACCGGATACAGCTGCGACCTTCGACATAGCAGAATCAAAGTCAGATGCTGTCTTGACTGCTGCTGTACCTGCGGCGGCAATCGGAACTGTAACCTTTGTGGTAAGTGTAGCACCAACATCGAAAATCTTGTCCCCGACATTCTGGAGAATCTCTCCGGCTTCACCGATTTGCTTCAAAGAGTCCGATGCTTTGCCGGCTTCGGTTTCGAGATTGCGGAGTTCCTGTTCGGTTTCGATAATTTCTCGCTGTAATGCGTCATACTGTTCCTGAGAGATTTCACCATTGGCGAGTGCAGTATTGGCTTGTTCTGCGGCAGTTTTCAGCGTGGTGAGTTTCTCCTTGGTAGTAGCAATGCTGTCAGCAAGCAGCTTTTGTTTCTGGGAAAGCAGTTCTGTATTTTTCGGGTCAAGCTTCAGAAGCTTTTCCACGTCCTTCAGCTGCGTCTGAGTACTTTTGATGTTCTTGTTGACACTTTCCAGAGCCTTACTTAGCTTAGTGGTATCACCGCCGATTTCAACTGTAATGCCTTTGATTCTGTTTGCCATGTGGTTTCACCTCACTTTTTTAAATTTTTTTTGAAGCCTATTGACTTTTTTGCTTTTATGACATATAATATATCCAGAGGGTGTATCTCAGCCCAAAATGAGAGATTTATTAAGTGAGTTTCTCTTGACTCTATACAAGAAAGTTAAAAGTGAGCGTTTCGCAGCTCTGAATGCGACATTTAACAGCGAGGGAAAGTTCAACTTGCCCTCGCTTGTTTTATAGGAGGAGTATGGATAATATAAAATTCTATGAAGTAAATCCAAAGTATATTGATTACTTGCTTCCATATGCACCACATTTGTTTCATAATAAAAAGCCAGGACAACAAAATGAAAGAAAATATATCGGTGTTGTGCTTTCAATAAATGGATTTGATTATTTTGCACCGCTTTCTTCATTCAAAGAAAAGCATAAATCAATGAAGGAAAGCATTGATTTTATTAAAGTTAAAAACTATTGTGTGATAAACATAAATAATATGTTTCCTGTTCCGAATAGTGAGTGTACATATGTAGATATTAATTTGCAGAGAAACCTCAAGTATAAGTCCTTGTTGTTAGCCGAATACAGGGTAATAAAGTCCATACAGGATAAAATTCGCAAAAATGCTAACACACTTTATTTCTTGAAAAAACGTGATGGTAATTCTACGCCTCTTTCAAAGAGATGCAATGATTTTGAAAGGCTTGAAATTGTTTGCACAGAATATATCAAAAATTTAAAATGAATCAAAATCCGCCTGTGAAGCCATTTCATTCCAGCCATCGTAGTCATCATTTTCACGTTCCGTGAACATATCGTTTATCAGTCCAATCGTAAGCAAATCCAGCTCGGTCATAGAAAGACCGAGCTGTTTGCATCTTAACAGGAATAATGGCGTTGTCATCGGTCGGTCAGTCGGGCGATGTTTTTTTTAGATTCAATCTGCGTTGCTGTATTTAACCCCCACAGTTCAATCAACTGTGGCAGGATCTCATAAATACTGAAGGTGTTGAACTGTTCCAGAAAATCATCAGGACTGTCGGGAACGTTTTCAGGGTCAGCGTGTTTTGCCATGATGTAGGCGATGTTCTCGAAAACCTCAAGGCTTTCGATATCAAGTTCGCTCTTGTTCTCATCGCCCTCTTCCACATCCGTTTTCAGCGATGCAAAGTCCTTGTAAATATCCCTGCGGAACTTCAGACGATAAAGGCGAGGCACAGCAGCACTTGCCTTAAATGGCACTTCCATACCGTCAATGGTAATATTCTTTTTGATAGACATAGATATACCTCCTTATGAAGTCGTAGTGGTTGTAGTAGTTGTGGATGTTTTTGTATTCGGGCTGTACGGCATCTTGAACCAGTTGTTGTAAACTGTATCTGACGTGCTTTCGGTTGTCTTGGACTTTACAAGACCTGTGGGCAAAGGAGTAGCTTTCAGCGACAGCTTTTCCGTCTTAACTTCTGTGCTTTCCTCTGTAGTTGCAGATTCTGTTGTAGGACGTGAAGCCGAGCAGCAGTACATCACGTGTCTGATGTGGTGCTTGTCTCCAAGAAACTCAAACATCAATGCAAACTGTGCAAGTTCTGTATCATTTCTTTCCACAAGAACACCGTTGTTATCGAGAATTTCTCCTAAGATTTCCGTTGCAAATTCGGTTGTGATAAGGGCAATTTCAAGGTCACCGGTGTAGCCGGCGTTGTTGTTAATCACGTAATATACACCGTTATCCGCATGAAAATTTTCGGCCTCGCCGTTTGCATCAATAGAAAGCGATACGGCACCCGGCAGATGCTTTGACTCTCCATATGCAGGAACGGTCTTGTTGCCGTCCGGGTCTTCACCCCATTCATTGATTTTCGCCCAGTAGACATTCTGCAAACCGAATTTAACTTTGTTCTTCTTGTTTGCCATAAGTTATACCTCCGTTTCGTAAAGTACTTCATAGAGTTTTTCGGACTCTATCCATACTTCTGATTTTGTATAGTAGATTTTATGACGTTTCAGAACCTGTTCTATCTGATTTTCCAGTTCAGGATTCTTAACGTCTGTATATAGTTCAATATCCAGCTGTTTAAAGCTGAAATACATCTGATTATCCGCAGAAAATGTATTCTCTCCGGGAGATAAAAACAGTAAAAAAGGAGGCTTGGGACTCTCGCCCTCAGCAAAATGGTGGTAAGCAAAAGGCAGCTCCATTTCTTCCATCATTTCTGCGATTTGTTCGTAGGTCATTTGAGTGCCTCCTCGATCAGTTTTTCAAACAGCTGCACACCGCTTTCTTCTGCGGGGGATATATGTGGTTTTCCTGCCACACGTCCGCCGCCACGCTTGGCGTGGCCTTTTTCGAGGAGATGTGCAAGCTGGTATCTGTTTTTGGAATGTACAGTCATTTCAAGAGAATGGCTGTTTTCCTTTGTCTTTTTAACTGCCCAGCTTTTCGCATAAGCACCGGTGTCCTTTGGTGCATTGGAAGATATCTCTTTCTTGACAGAAGTCGCAGTTTTCTTTACCGCCTTTTTCATGCTCTCATTTGCAAGGTCGGCGTATTCCGTCAGACCTTTCATAATTTCAGCAGCCATGTTATCAATTGAAGTCATCGGGCACACCTGCCTTTCTTGTTTCACCCTCAATTTTCAGGTAATCGTTGCGGTCATAAAGAGGAATAATTCCTGTGATGTTGTAGATACTGTTTCGGAACAGGATGCGGAAATTGGTGCTGCTGATGTTCAGTGATGCAGGACTTTGACGGACGAGAAATTCAAGCTTCTGTACCTCTCTGGTTATTCCTGCATCAGTGGTTTCACTTGCTGTTTTCACAGTCACCTTTGCCCACAGGGAGAATGTTTCTTCCCATTTTGTGATGTGGTTGCCGATTTCGTCAATAACAGTTCTGTGTTCCAGAATGGTGATTCTCTGATTCAGATTTCCGATTTCCATCAAATCACGCCCTCTCTCTGTGCAAACAGGATAGAACGGAGATTCAGCGTTAACTTTTGATAATCGGGATTACTTCTGTTTTCATAAAGATAACCAAGTGCGAAAAGCATCGCAGTCCGCACGGTATCTTCATTTTGGGTAAAAGCATCCTCGTCCATTCTACCAACGTCCATTACCAGATTTTTAGCTGTAAGCAGCAGATTCTGAATCAGTTTGTCATCCTCATCATAATCCACTCTCAGATAATTCTTCGCTTCTTTCAGCGTTATCATTTACATCACGCTTTCTTGATGGTAAGTGTCTTAATAGCCTCCGGGAGAATCAGCTTGCCGTCCAGTCTCTGACTTGCAAGAAAGCCAACCTGTCCGGTCATAGCAAAGAGTTCATTCAGTCTCTTGAAAGAGCGTCCCTGTCTGTCAGCTACCCAGTAATAACTAAAGTCACCGAATGCCATACACTTGTTGCCAGCCTTGATTTCCGGCACATAGCTTGATGTCTTGTAAGGGCGATTGAGAATGGTATCTGGTACACCTGCCTGAACAGACGGATTCCAGATATAGTTTCCTGTGTTGTCCTTCAGCTTGCGAAGTGCCTTAACCGTGGAATCGTTGAGAACCCACACCGCTTTCTTACGATACGGACTTCTGAGGGAGTAGAACAGTTCCATGACATCATCAAATGTAATGCTTGCACCTGTAGTAGTTGCACCGTCTTCCGCACCGCCTACGGTATGGAAGATGCCTGTCGGCTTGCCCTTGCCGTCACCAACAAAGAATGCCTCTTCTTCCTTAGCGCCGATACGACGGGCAAATTCACGGGCAATGTAGGAAGGCAGGTCAAACACACTGTCGTTCAGCAGTTCCTCAGAAATCTTGATTGCTGTTCCCAGCTTATATGCGGAAAGCGATGCCTGACCGAAGGTATCATCGGAGAGCGTATACTGCTGCTCCTCGTCCATCCACACAGCTTCTCCCTTGGAAGTCACAATCGGAATCTTACGGTCGCCGTTGGAAGTCTTGATGACCGTTGCCATCTGACGGAAGACACTTTCTTCCTCCAATGCTTCCACCAGTTTTCGTTCGTGAGGTAGCAGTGTGCCGCCTTATCATCTTTCGATGACAGGTTTGCACAAAGCCCCTCCCAAACCGTGCTTACACCTCTCGATGTACACGGCTTTCCATTCATTATTGACATGTCATTTATTTTGTTCCCTGTGAATCTTTTTGAAGCATTTCGGGCAAACAATCAACGTTTTACGTCTCATGTGAAGCATTTTCTTGCCCCATTCCGTAGTGCTTTTCAGATTCTTCATTTTACCTGCATGATAAATACAGCAGGAATCACTATTATCACCACACAGCTCACATACCCCTGCACTTAGCCGTACATATTGCGACAGCTTTTTCGTGTCAAAGGATTTGTATTGCCATGGGTCTTTATCGGACATCAATTTACCGGCTTTGCAGTCAGCTAACGAGACGAGTTTTGCATAATTGATACCACCTTTGGTTTCATAGGGAATAGCCCATTTACCGTCATGACGATACTTTTGGATAATTTTTCTCGTTGTGCTGTTGCTTTTGCTTGCAAGCGTCTTTAGACAGCTATATTCCATAAGATAACGGAAATAATTCAGCTTATCATAATTCGCTGCTAAGCAGTAATAATTGCAAATGCCACGGATTTGTGCATTATACCTGTTCACAATATCCACTTCCGAAAGATGTCTTAATCTTGGAACGCAAACCGCCCAAATTTCTCCGTTTGGCTTTTGTTCTATGATGTCGTTTTTGAACAAGAATTGCATGATCTTATCTTCGAGAGGTACAGTTAATTCTACAGAGTTATTCAGCGTTCTTTGTTTAACACCGTTTGCCTTTTTCTTTATCTTCTGGCTTCGGCGTACCGCAACGTCATAACCAAGGAAACGTACTCGTTCAGCACTGTGTGTGATCTTTGTTTTCTCAGCACTCAACTCTAAATGGTACTGCGTTGATAGAACTTCTCTCAGAATCTCCTTAATTTCTTCACAGTCTTCTCTACTTCCGCTGACTCCAATCAGAAAATCATCAGCATATCGGCAGTATACAAGCTTTTTATCGTCGGACATTCTGGCAGGTGTTTTCAGCTTTTGGCTGCACACCGCTTTATATTCCTTAATTGCCAGCTCACGTTCTTCACCTTTTACCCGGTCAATCTTCTTCTGAAGTGTCTGTCGTCTTTTTGCTAAATGAAGATATTCCGGTGTCTGGTGTCGTGTAGACTGCTTATCAAACTTTTCCTTGAGTTCCATGACTTTTCGGTCAAGCTCATGCAGGTAGATATTTGCCAGGATAGGGGATATAATTCCACCCTGCGGTGTACCGGAGAGCGTTGTGTGGTATTGAAAATCTTCCACATAACCTGCTTTCAGGAAAGCTCTGATAATATTGATAAATCTGCTGTCCTTGATTTTGACTTCTAACGTTTTAATAAGCACTGCGTGGTCTATATTGTCAAAGCAACCCTTGATGTCGCCTTCTATGAACCATTTTACAGAACGAAAATTTGTCTTTATCTGGTCGAGAGCTGTATGACAACTTCTCTCCGGTCTGAAACCATGTGACTGGTCATAAAATAACGGTTCATAGATTGCTTCCAGAAACATTCTAACCGCCTCTTGCAGAAGTTTATCTCGAAATGACGGAATACCCAGTGGGCGCATTTTTCCGTTCTGTTTCCTGATATATTCTCTGCGCACAGGCTTCGGCTTGTACTTTCCTAACCTCAATTCTTCAATCAGTTCATACACATATTCAGCACTAAAACCGTCAGCTGTGTCGTTGTCACTTCCGGGAGTCATTGCTCCACTGTTTGCATATAATTTCTGGTAAGCTGCAAAATAAATGTCCTCTCTCAGAAGGTAGCGAAAGAGCCTTGTAAAGACTCCGTCATGATGTTCCGAGGAACTTTTATTGACACGCTCCAAAATCTCCGATGTTGGATTCATGAGGATTCTCCTCCCTTTCATCTTCTTACTTTGGAATTAACAAACTGCTTCCCTTCGCCATGTAGTGGGCGTTACCCACCTCGGACTACTACGGAAGCTCCGTTGCCATATGGAATATTCAGTCTCGAATAGACATAGCCTTTCGGCATTTCCACTTAGGCAATCCCTGTTTAACGATGCTTATAGGCAAGTGATAACTGTCGGATAGCATTTCGGTTTATCTCACGTGGTCTCACGCTTGCTTCATGACCTATAGCAGACACCATAACGAATTCAATATTATGGTGGAATCATGAAAGTGGTTTCAGGATAATTTCCACACCCTTCCCGGAAAAAGGAGCTAACCTTTGCTTTGGCAATCCAGCCTTATCCTTATGTTATCTTGTCATTGCAGGTACTACTCGCCTCATATCCTTTTGGCGTTTCCTGCGTTTCTGCCGTGCTGTGTTCCCGTGTCCAGTTTCCTGTCATCGGTTAGGCAGATTGACAACCGCTCTGCTGTGCGGTGTAGAGCCTAATCTACTGTAAACATCGCCTTTTACAGGCGCACAAACTCATCTGGAACAAGATAGCCGCCCTCTGCATCTGTACCAATGTGCAAATCATCATGGACATCAATCCAGTTACGATTTCTGACGCTGTTCCAGAATGCCTTCTTGTAAGTGTCGCTTGCCGTGCCTGTCTTTTCCGTTACATTCGGAGTTGCAGGCTTACCGAGAACAGGTGTTGAGGTTGCCTTGTTCATTTCAGCTTCAATTTCAGCCTGTCGTTCCAGACGCTGGATTTCTTTTCCGAGATCAACAATCGTCTGTTCCATTGCATCGTAGGTCTTGGAATCTTCCTCGCTGAGCACGCCATTTGCGTTTCGCTTGCTGTCGAGAAAGTCACGTGCAGTGTCCCAAGCCTTCTTTCTCTTTTCTCTGAGTTCTTTAATCGTCATAATCAATTCCTCCAATCAATATTTCAAAAGTGCCAGTCTTTTTTCAAGCTGGTCAATCGGTGTGCCTGTAACGGATTCTGCTGATGCAGATACTTTGGATAAGAATGCGGATAGATTCTTCGATTTGGAATAGGTCATTGCGGTCAAAGAATCTTCCTTTTTCTCATCTTCATCAGATTCTTCCTCCTCTTCCTCTTCGGGAGGGAAAGGGTTCTTCTTTTCTGCAAAGAGAATCCCGTCCACAAAACCCATTTCATGAGCCTTTTTCGCATTGAGCCAGGTTTCATCGGACATCAGTTTAGCGATCTTATTTCGGCTGAGATGAGATTTGGTTTCGTATGCGTTGATGATAGATTCCTTGACTTCTTCCAGAAGTTCAATTGCTTTTTCCATATCTGCCTTGTTGCCCATAGCACAAGTGCTGGGGTCGTGGATCATCATTAGGGCAGTTGGTGCAATCAAAGTTTCATCGCCTGCCATTGCCACAACAGACGCAGCGGAGGCAGCAATGCCATCAATTTTCACGGTAACCTTGCCTTTGTGATTTTTCAGCATGGAATAAATCTGACTCGCTGCAAACACATCGCCCCCAGGCGAGTTCAGCCAGACTGTCAAGTTTCCGCTGACCTTTGCGAGTTCATCACGAAACAAAGCAGGTGTTACTTCATCGCCCCACCAAGTATCTTCAGAGATAGGACCGTTAAACAAAAGCTCTGTTTCCGATGTATCTTCGTTTTGGATAAAGTTCCAGAATTTCTTCATTTTTGTAAAGCTGCCATTTACAAGATACAAGTTACCGCCTTCCTCCTCAGAAAGCATATTCATATCTTCCTTTTCACGGATATCGTTGGCAGACATCCAGCCGTTTTGTCTTGCGGTAGCATAGCCCTGCATACGGGAAGCATAATCACCACGCAGTAGTCCATCCACATTGAACTTCACGAAATACTGTCCTTTTTCAGAATCAGAAAGAAGTGCTTTCTGCAAAGACTGCTCCCATCGAACGATCCAAGGGTCAAGACTGTATTTCACGAAATCAAGGGATAAATGTTCTACGTTACTGAATGTTGCATGGTCAAGGTCACCAATCATATGAAGCGGTACACGGTACATTCTTGCAATTTCCTCAATCTGAAACTTTCTGGTTTCCAGAAACTGTGCTTCATTATTGGGAATTGCAATGGGAGTGAATTTCATACCCTCTTCGAGGACTGCGACCTTGTGTGCGTTTCTTCCGCCATAGGCTCTCTGCCACGCATCACGCACACGTTCCGGATTTTTGATCACTCCGGGGTGTTCTAACACGCCACTTGGTGAAGCACCATTTCCGAAAAACGATGCTCCATATTCCTCACAGGCAATAGAAATGCCGATTGCATTTTTGGCAAGTGCAATCGGCGAATATCCAACCAGTCCGTCAAATCCTAAACCCGGAATATGCAGAACTTCATCGGCGTAAAGAATGATGTCACCCTGTTCTTTCAGATTCGGATTTGCTTCATCGTAACGGCTGTAAATGTATATCAGACGGTTTTTCTCATCACGGTCAACTTTTATCTTATCCGGCATCAGAGGATACAGCCCTAAAACATCACCTCTGCCGTTTCGGATAATCTGTGCATAGGCATTGCCGTAAATCAGCAGATGGGACATTAAGGTTTCTCGGAAAACAAAAGAAGTCATTTCAGGATTTGGCTGATCGTGGAGTAAAAAGTAAAGCGGATGCTGTGGCACTCGCTCTTTTCCTTTATCGTTGTATTTGTACACATGAAGCGGCAGCTGTGCAATCGCTTCTGACAGCACCCGCACGCAGGCATAAACCGCAATATGCTGTAAGGCTGTTCTGTCGGTGACACGTTTACCGCTATTGGCTCGTCCGAAAAAATATGTGTAGGACGGGCTGTCATAACTGTTCTGTGGCTTATCTCTGGACTTGAATAGTCCTGTGAAAATACCCATGAGAATCAAACTCCTTTCTTGACTTTAGGGACAAGGGTGTGGTATAATATGCTAAACAGAATGCAGAGCAGTTGCTCTACAAATCGGAATTTGTAAGTGAGGTGTGTTATGGCAAAATTACTTTGTATATGTGGAAAGATTGGTTGTGGTAAAACATATTATGCTAATCGATTAAAAGAACAAGAGCATGCTGTGATTTTATCTACAGATGAAGTAACCTATGATTTAACAAATAATCAACAAGGTGACGGCTATGATGAATTTGCTATAAGAGTTAATTTATATTTAAGAAAAAAAGCAGTGGAAATTGTAAATGCAGGATGCACTGTAATTTTAGATTGGGGATTTTGGACGAAAGAAAACAGGAAAGAAATAAAAAGATATGGAGAAAATAATGGGGTTTTGGTAGAAATGCATTATATTGATATTGATGATAAGACTTGGTATGAAAATATTGAAAAAAGAAATAATGAAGTCATATCTGGAAATGGCGGATCAAGTTTTTATGTTAATGAGGGATTACTAAATAAAGTTTCTTCTCTGTTTGAAATTCCAGAAAAAGAAGAAATAGATATTTGGTATAAACCACACCAATAAATTCCAGTTTGCAAAGATAATCAAACCTATAACACCAGCATCTCCCTCGTATCATAAACCGACTCATCAGAAGCACATCCACAGCGAATTGCACGATCTAAAGCCATAATCATGGCAACTGCACCGTCGATCTTCTCTGTGGATTTTTCTTTATCCGGCTTGATATTTCCGGCAGGGTCACGTCTGATGAAAATATTATCCATCATCCAACGGAGGACAGGATGTCCGTTGTGGGCAAGCGTCTGTTCCAGAGTAAGCTTCATCAGTTCCTTGGTCGGCGGTGACATATCTTTGTAACCCTGTCCGAACTGCACCATCGTGAAGCCAAGTCCCTCCAGATTCTGTGACATCTGCACTGCACCCCAACGGTCAAAAGCAATTTCTTTGATATGGAATTTCTGCCCCAGTTCATCGATGAAGTTTTCGATAAAACCGTAGTGAACCACATTTCCCTCAGTGGTTTTCAGGTAGCCCTGCCGTTCCCATACATCATAAGGAACGTGGTCACGTCTTACTCTGAGGGGCAGTGTTTCCTCCGGTAGCCAAAAGTAGGGAAGAACATAATAATGCTCGTCATCATCTGTTGGAGGAAAGACAAGCACAAATGCCGTTATATCTGTTGTGCTGGAAAGGTCAAGTCCACCATAACAAATACGCCCAGCAAGCATCTCTTCATCAAAAGAAACCTTGCATTTATCCCACTTTTCCATCGGCATCCAACGCACCGCTTGTTTTACCCACTGATTCAAACGCAGTTGCCGAAACGCATTTTCCTCGCCCGGCGTTTCTTTTGCAGAGTTACACGCAGCCACCACCTTATCCATGCCGATGGTCTTATCCAGACTTGGATTTGCTTTTTTCCAAACCTTCGGATCAGTCCAGTCCTCGGATTCATCAGCACCATAAATGACCGGATAGAAAGTCGGATCATGCTTTCTGCCTTCCAGAATGTCTTTCGCCTTTTGATGTACTTCATAGCAGATTGAATTTGTGTCAGTGCCGGCTGTGGTGATGAGAAAATACAAAGGCTGCATTCTGGCATCGCCAGAGCCTTTGGTCATAACATCGAACAGCTTTCTGTTCGGCTGCGTATGCAGTTCATCAAACACAACTCCGTGGATGTTGAAGCCGTGTTTGCTGTATGCTTCAGCGGAAAGTACCTGATAAAAGCTGTTTGTAGGAAGGTATACGATGCGTTTTTGTGATGCCAAAATTTTCACTCGCTTGGAGAGTGCCGGACACATTCGCACCATATCTGCCGCTACATCAAATACAATGGCAGCCTGTTGACGGTCGGCAGCACAACCGTAAACTTCGGCTCTTTCCTCACCGTCACCGCAGGTAAGCAAAAGTGCAACAGCGGCGGCAAGTTCTGACTTACCATTTTTCTTCGGAATTTCAATATATGCTGTGTTAAATTGCCGATAGCCGTTCGGTTTCAGAACCCCGAACAAATCACGGATAATTTGTTCCTGCCAGTCCAGCAGTTCAAATTTCTTTCCCGCCCATGTGCCTTTGGTATGGCTGAGGCACTCAATAAAAGAGACGGCATAATCTGCCGCCTTTTTATTGTACTTGGAATCTTCCGCCATAAAGCGTGTCGGTTTAAATCTTGCCATTGCATCACCTCCCTCAACAAAAAAGACCTGCCAAAAGCAAGTCTGTATCATTTATTTTAATGCCCTCATGTGGCAGTTTTGTAATCGAGATTCCATTTCCATTGTAACCATATTACCATACAAAAGCAAGGATAGCAAGCGGCTAAACAGACAGAAAAAACGTAAAAATTTCGCCGTTTTCTTGTGTAAGATACACCAATAGAAATTTTTCCGGTACGACCGCCAGAGCCTTTCGGCTCCGGCTTGTGGGATTTGGTTTTAGAAGAATCAGTTGTACTGTTTCAGCAAAATCGCCAGTGCAGTTTTGGTTTCCTCATTCTCCGGCGGAATATCCATGCCCCGGTCGAAATTGAACACCGTTTTGCCATTTCGCCGCAGGGAGATTTTCGAGGCTCTGCCTTCCTCATATCCAAAAATGGCAGGCTCCTCGTAATGTTTCACCCAGTAGTGAAAAGTGCTTGTTCCTACTTGAATCGTTCCTTCTGTCCACATTGTCTTTTCCTCCAGTTTTCGTTGTTTTTGCCTTTCGGCATGATGTATATTACCATAAACCAAAGGGGAAGTCAACGAAATTTCCAGCATATTCTGCACAAAGATGAAAGCAGAAAATTGTGTATGATACCAACCAAAAAAGCAAGCCCCACGTTGCCCTGTGTGGGGCATTTGTAGGAAAGGGAAAACCACTCGGAGGAAACAAAACTACGCCGGACAGGGGCAACACAGCGGCTGTACGAGCCGCAGCCCCTTTCGGGGCTTTGGTCTTGGATTGTGGGTTTTGGGTTACCGTCCGGTCTGGCACTCCCATTCAAATTCGCAGGCGTTTTCGTACTCCTCATCGAAAAGGGCATCGTCATCGATTTCCTTTTCCGTAAAGTCGATGCTGTCGATTTCCTCAAAGGTCGTTCCGTTTTCCTCGGCATCTGCCTTTGCAAGGCTTTCTGCGTTTTCCTCAACCCATGCGGTGAACTCCTCGTTGTCCATCCTGTCCTCGTTTTCAATCTCCAGTTCGTATTCGTAGTCCGCATCGAACCAGGTGATGACCGCCTTTGTGATTTCGGTTCTTTCGTTCCAGTCCGTTCTGTTTGCCATTGCTCTTGCCTTTGCGATTCCGTATGCTACCATTGTGTTTTTCCTCCAAATTTCGTGGCTTTTTGGTTGTTTTCCCTTTCGGTAACTGTATATTACCATACCTTTCGGCGTATAGCAAGCGGCTAAATGTACAGAACATAAGGCATTGTTTTTGCTGTATATTTGGTGGATCTGACACTGGATAAACTTGCTTTTCTATGGTAAAATACAGTACAATGGAAAAGGCATCTCGGAAAATCGCAGCTACCAACCAAGCCCCGCACAGTTCGCCTGTGTGGGGCTTGGTTTTGACTTTGGGCAGTTTTTTTCGGCAAGTGCTCTGAAAGCCCACACAGGGCAAACAGGGCGGTTACATGGGAAACTTTCGGTGCATTACAGACAGGATTTTCTCCCGTTCCTCCGTGGAAACGCTGATGCTTTCCAGTGCCTGCCGAATGCCACAGTCCGGGCAAATGGGCGTTTGGTTGTCCGTTCTGGAAAGTGCCGGAACACCGGAGTAGGGCTTTCCGCAGAGTGGGCAGACTGCCGAAACTGACTTATCCGTTTTCATGGTGGTACACCTCCCGCTCGCTGATGTCCATGGCTTTCCGCAGGTGTTTCAGGTCAAAGCCGAACTGGCGGTATCCGTCCACACAGGTGCGGATGTAGGCAGAAGTGGGAATGCCCAGCTTCCGTTCCTCGTGCATGATGTACACAAAGGCGGTCAGCTTTTTTCCGGTTTCTGCAAGGGGAAGTTCCAGTTCCGTTTTGTAGTAGAAATGGGGATACCCCTCATAGCGGTCAAGAGCGAGTTCATCTCGTTCCGACACCGACCAGACTGCCGCCGGAACGGTACAGTCCTGCTTGGGTTCGATGGTCAGGTAGGAGCCGGTCTTGCTGCCCTTGAACAGCAGCTGGTAATTTGGGATCTCCGCAGTTCCCACAATTCTGGCGTCCGGGCAGCGGAACTGCATCTGTTTCACGTTCAGATTGCTGCCGTAGGCAAGGTAAAACTTTTTCATGCAATCAAATCCTTTCTGAAAGGGATACCCTTTCACCACCATAAGACCGCCGAAGCGGTCTGGTGTAGCTGGTAGCAAAAGGCTGCCCCTTTATCTGCCGAACCGGAAGGCGGCATCGCCGTCAAGGTTCTTGGTAAGAAAATTTCTCGCTGTGGAGAACTCCTCGCCGACCAGCCCCAACCGAATCAGCCATGTCCGCATGGCGAATTTCGGGTTTTCCGTTTGCTGTGGCTTTGGACTTGCTGTTTTCAGTTCCTTTGCCATTTCGGAAAGGGCAAGGCAAAGCTGAATGTAGCTTTTCAGCTGTCCGGCATGGAGTCCATTTTTCTTTTCAGCTGTAGGCTTGTCAAACTGGAAAAGTCTGAATTCGATTGTTCCCTTTGTAAAGGTGGCATGGAAGTTCAGCATATGGTATCGGCTGTCGTTGTAGTGCTGATCTCTGCCATAATTTGCACCGTTCGCCGTATACCAGATGTCTGCGAACTGTGCCATGTTGGTGGGCTTTTTTCGGTTCAGCTGTTCGATGAATTGGGGATTGACCGTTCTGCAGTATCGGTTCATTCTGCCCTGGTCGATTTTCAGGGCATCTGCGATCAGCTGTTCGTGGCTTGCCATCAGGTTTGCAAGGTTTCGGAGGGTCTGTGGGGTATGTCCGTTTGCTCCGATGTGGATGTGAACCCCTGCCCCAACACCTGCGTGGCTGACTGCTCCGGCTTTTCTGAGGATTCTCACCAGTTCCTGCAAGGTTTCGATGTCCTCGTATTTCAAAATCGGTGTGACCAGTTCGCACTTTTCGGCATCGCATCCTGCAATGCTGACATCTTTCTGGAATTTCCATTCTCTGCCCTGTGCATCCCATGCTGACCAGGTGCAGTATCTGTTTCGCCCCGCTGTGTTTTCGTATCTGCCCGTTCCGAAAAAGTCTGCGGCAAGTTTGGCAGCTCGTTCTCTGGTGATGTGGTTCATCTCAATCTCCACGCCGATGGTCTGGTTTTTCAGGTTTTCGATCTGTTTTTCTGTTTTAGTGTTCATAATGTTTTCCAGCCTCCTAAAATCCTGTGTCGGCATACCCGTTCGCCTCGGGCAGCATCCTGCCTCGGCTCAGGGCATCCGTAATTTCGGGCTTTTTCCCTTTTGTTGTAACCATATTAACTCTAAACGGAGGAGATAGCAAGCGGCTAAATCTACAGAAAATGAGGTCAAAAGATTGTGTAGAATACACCCTTGCAATCCTTGCGATTGTATGGTAACATACCGTACAATGGAGGAGGTTTCGCCTTATTTTTTCGCCTCGGATACGGTCTGAAAACTATCGATTTCGGGAATCAGAGCAAGGGAAGAACCGTTTTCCCACCGCATATGAATGCTGCCCGCATCGTCAATATGCGTGACCTCACCGACTGTTCCGGGAAGAACCGGATATTTTTCATTCCGCATAGAAAGCAGCTGTAATTTTGTTCCGACAGGGTACTTTTTTCGCAGCTGTTCCAGATAAGACTTACTCGGAAACTGCATCAGTATCACCAACCTTTCTGAATGCGGAATTGCCGGACAGATGCCGAAGAATGACCTTTCTTGCCGCCTTGAATTCTGCTCCTACCATTCCCAGACGAATCAGGAAACACCGCATGGTGTACTTGGGATTGTCGGAGGTGTCTGGCTTGCGGTTGATGCGGCTCTGATTCTTGGCAAATTCGCAGAGCATGGAAATGAAAGTGCAGTAGGCATCTGCATCACCGTCCTGTTCGACCATGAACCACGGAAATTCCACCTTTTCATCCGATGGAATGATGTCCAGTGAATCGGTTTGAAAAGCAGTCTGAAAAAGGGCAGCCTTGTTTTCGCAGATCTGCCGGAGATTGCCCAGTGTATGCTCCGTGAAGAAATCAGCTGGCATCTGCACAGTCAAGCCTTTAGATTCCAGTTCTGATGTGTCCGGAACAGCATAGCCCTGATTTGCCAGTTCGGCAAGAAGCCGTTCTGTTTCCTTATGGTCGGCTTGGTCACTGATTTTCAGATCACCGGACTTGGTAACGGTGTAGCATTCCCCGATTTTGTAGGCACAGGTGGGCATATACTGATATTCTGCCGTTGTTCCAATGATCTTGGCTATCGCCCATGCCAGTTTCTTTCGTTCATTTCCAGCCAATCCAAATTTAATTATCATATGTTTTCCTCCCGATTTTCGGTGATTTGCCTTTCGGCAGTACATATGTTAACTCTTTTTTCCACAGATAGCAACTGTGAGATGTGTAGAATGTTTCGGCGGTCATTTGTAACAGATCACAAATCTGCCCAGACAATTCCGGCAAGCACAAAAACAGCTACATTCAGACAGATGCCATTCCCCCAAAGGCGGTACTCTGCTGCATCACGATATGGATCTTGCAGCCATTTCTGTACCATCTTTCGACTTTTGGGACGGCTCTCCGGTTTTACCGCTTTTCGGTATTCTTCAAAAATAGCTGCCCATCGGTCGATTTCTTCTTCTGTAGGATTTTCCGATGCCAGGTCACTGCACCATTGATCCGGAAATCCCTGCAGTCTTGCACATTCCTGCGGTGTCAGTCTACGAACCGCATAACCGCTGGAAACGATGCTGGGGTCTTTGTGGTCCCGTGCCAGCAGTGTAGGGGTCGTTTCCCGAAATGCACCGCTGAAATTTCCCGTAGAAGCAGCATACACTGCATGATGGTCAGTGGCATTCAAAGTGAAAGCGACCTCTTTGTTGACACCGCCGCCCTGCGGTCCGTTTTGGTCAGACCGACCGATCATTGAACCCTGCAAAGCATAACTTTCCAGCACAGCAATACCGCCTTGGTTTTTTGCTGGTGACTGGTCGCTGGTGTCCAAAGTACGGGCAGTGTCTGCCTCATAAATGCCGCTGTGCGGATTACCGGAAAGCATGGCATTGCTGGAAAAGGAACTGATACCGTATGCTTTCGGCTGAAATACAGTCTGGTCATTGTTGCAGGACAGCGTAGCAGATTTGTTTTCCTGTATCAGACTGCCTTTTCCACCGCCGGCTTTTCCGCAGCGAATCTTCAGTGTTTTTGGTGTATCCATCAGCAGCGGAACATTTCCGCCGCCTGTTCCGCATCTGGAAGTCAGTGTCTGTACTTTTCCGTTCTCAGAGATCTGAAGCCGGCTGTCAGTAGGATGATTTTCCAGTACACAAGGCGGATGATGGGCTTCTGCCCGAAGGGTGACAGTGCGTTCTTTCAGAATGTCTATGCGTTCTCCGCCCTGGTCACATAAGCACAAGCCTGCCGTTCCAAAGCCGTCCGCAGCACTTCCGGCAGTTCTTTGCCACGCACGGAGGCTCTCCGCAGAATACCCTGACAAGCCTTCGGACTCAAATAGTATTTTTCCGGCACTTGCTCCGTCAAAATCTGCGACAAGAAAGATCCGTTTTCTTCGCTGGGGCACTTTGCCCAGCCCTTTTGTCAGCTTCGCTGACATTTCCCCACATCGTGGGGAATCACCCAGTATTGTGCATCAAGAACTCGCCATGCAAGGGAATAGGATTCTGCCAGAATCTCTCCGGCTTTTGTCCATTTTCCCGCAGGTCGAGGAATTGAAATGCTGCTGTCTTTGACCGAACAGATGGCTTCGAGGACACAGCGGAAATCTTCTCCGCCGTTGGAAGAAAATGCTCCGGGGACGTTTTCCCAGACGATGTATCTTGGATATTTGCCATTGCTTGCACACCTCATTTCTCGGATGATACGGATTGCTTCGTGAAACAGAGAAGAACGGCTGCCGTTCAGACCGGTTCGATTTCCGGCGATGCTCATATCCTGGCATGGACTGCCAAAGGTGATGATGTCCACAGGCGGCAGCTTTGCACCATGCAGTCCGCTGATATTGCCGAAGTGTTGTACCTGCGGCAGTCGTTTTTCTGTCACACGAATGGCAAACGGTTCAATTTCAGAAGACCAGACAGGCACAATGCCTGCCAGCAGTCCGGCAAGCGGAAAACCGCCGCTACCGTCAAAGAGGCTGCCAAGGGTGAGCGGTTTATTCATCAGGCTTTTCCACCTCTTTCACCAGTTCAGAGTATGCAATCTGCTTCCCATCCCGCACAACATATACACCATCGGCATTTCCCGTATCTTCCACATATCTGCGAAGAATAACGGATGCGTACTTTTCATCCAGTTCCATTGTGTAACAGATTCGGTTCATCTGTTCGCAAGCCATCAGCGTTGAACCGCTGCCGCCAAAGGTGTCCATTACCACGCCATTTTCCTGTGTAGAATTGCCGATGGGATAGCCAAGCAAGTCCAGCGGTTTAGAGGTGGGGTGATTGGCGTTGCGTTTCGGCTTGTCAAAATGCCAGATGGTCGTCTGCTTACGGTCGGAATACCAGTGATGCTTGCCATTCTGCATAAAGCCATACAGCACAGGTTCATGCTGCCACTGATAATCCGAGCGTCCCAGAACAAGACTATCCTTTACCCAGATGCAGCAGCCTGCAAGATGAAATCCGGCATCAATGAATGCTTTTCTGAAATTCAGCCCTTCGGTATCTGCATGGAATACATAGGCAGAGCCGCCTTTTTCCAGATGTTCTGCCATTCGCTGAAAGGAGGACAGCAGGAATGTATAAAACTCCTCGTTCTTCATGCTGTCATTCTGAATGGTAAGTCCGCTGGCACTCTTAAACGAAACGCCATATGGGGGATCGGTCAGAATGAGATTTGCCTTGGTGTCACCCATGAGAGCAGATACATCTTCCGCAGATGTAGCATCACCGCACATCAGCTTGTGTCTGCCAACTGTCCATATATCGCCACGCTGGACAAAAGCTGCCTTTTCTAAGGCAGCGGACAGGTCAAAGTCATCCTCTTTTGCCTCGCTGCCTGCATCCGCACCCAGCAGCTCTGTCAGTTCCTTTTCATCAAATCCGGTCATGGAAAGGTCGAAGCCGAGCTCCTGCAATTCCTGCATTTCAACGGACAGCAGTTCTTCGTCCCAGCCAGCATCTAACGCCATCCGGTTGTCGGCAAGAATATACGCTTTCTTCTGTGCTTCGGTCAGATGGTCGGCATACACACAAGGAACTTCTGCAATACCTTCTTCCTTTGCCGCCATGATGCGTCCATGTCCTGCCAGCACATTGTATTCCCGGTCGATAATGACCGGATTGACGAATCCAAACTCACGAAGGGAAGAGCGAAGTTTCAGGATCTGTTCCTTGTTGTGCGTTCTGGCGTTATTGGCATAGGGTACTAACTTGTTGATGTCAACAAGCTGAAATTCTGTGGTTGTGGTCATGCTCCATTCCTCCGCTTCAAAACTTTCTGTAAGCCTTTTCTGGCATCCAGCACTTTTCCGCTGACCGCCTGTCCCTTGATTGTGCGGTATTGCTGTTTGGTCATCTTCTGGCGATTGGCTTTCAGATCTCGCCAGAACTGGGTATCTGCTTTCATGCTGCCTCACTTTCTGCTGCTCAGAAGCTGTTCCATCAAATCATCCTGCGGTGTACCGTCAAATTTGGTCGTACAGTTTTGTTTCACAATATCGAAAATCTCATACCAGAGCAAGTTTGCCTGTTTCTGAAATGTCTGGCTCATCTGCACAAACGGGGAGGCAATAACGCCGCCCGTGGTCGGGTGCTTTCCCAGCAGTCCATAGGTACTGAGGGCTTCTTCACACTGTACAAATCGGGCGAATGCCTGCGAATAGCTTTCCAGCAGCCGTTTGTTGACGTGCTTTTCACAGCCACGCTGTTTCAGCCAGAGCCATGTTTCTTTGTACACAATGTCTGCTCCCAGCGGTTTTCCGTTCTTCTGCTGGGCAGACAAGTATGCACTGGGACTTGGCATATCCGCACCGGTCAAATCAGCGGCATCGTCCAGATCAGCTGCATCCAATTCCGGAGCATGAAATTCTATAATCTCTGCGTCCTTGCCCTCTGCAATTTTGTCGGAGAGGGCTTTCGGCTTATCACCTGCACGAACTCGTCTGCCGCCTCTTCTTGTGCCGTCCTTTGCCATCTGATTTCACCTGCCTTTTGAGAGAAAAATAGCCGAAACTGCGTAGGTTTCGGCTTGTTTGCATATTTTCGGGGTTAATCCCCCGTTTGAACCTTGGTTTTTGTGCGTGAGAGGGAACGCCGGTCTGTAAAAAATTCACAATTAGAGATTTTTATCCCCCACCGGCAGCATTTCAGACACAATCAATATCGATAGACGGGATTTCGGTCTTCCGTCCATGTCTTGCGGTCATGGCAGGACTTGCAAAGAGCCTGCCAGTTACTTTCATCCCACATCAGATGCGGATCACCACGGTGAGGAATGATATGGTCGACCACAGTTGCTGCTGTGAACCGTCCCCGTGCCATACACTTCACGCACAGCGGATGCTTCCGCAGGTACGCCTTGCTGAGCCGCTGCCACTTGCTGCCGTATCCACGCTTGGCGGCAGACGGTCGGTCTGGGTGCAAGGGCTTGTGTTCGTCGCAGTACGCACCTTCGGTCAGTTTCGGACAGCCGGGATGCTTGCAGGGTTTCTTACATTTCTTCGGCACAGCAGTCACAGCCTTTGCAACTATCTTCTGTTTCTGCAGAGAGTTTTTTCAATGCTTTTTGGTATTGTTCCTTCACCCAGGCAACGCTGTCATTCAGTTCATCTGCAATGGCATCCCATGTTGCAGCGTAAAGATACCGCAAACGAAGAATCTCACGCTGGTCGGCATTGTGATTTGCCATGATAAGTTCTTCTAGTTCCCGTTTCAACCGAAT